CGAGGTGAGAAACTTTCTCAGGCACATAGTTGACCTCAGTAGAAACATCAGAGTTTATACCAAGTCCAATTGCAGATTGATGGTAAGCAATGTTTTTACCAGCAGTAACCGCAGACGTTGAGAAAACTTTCATTCCTAAAAATTCTTTCATTGTCATGCCACCTGCAAACGGAAGGTTTTTATCGCCAACGTAATCAGAAGAAGCAAACTCTTCAATTAAGAATAAGTCAGCAAAGCCTTTAGGGTGCATTGCTAAATATCTCTGACCATCTTCAGGAACATCATTTGTACCTAAAGTTTCAAACAATGATATAAGATCAGCTTTTGCGAGAGCAGAACCAGTATCATGTATTTGAGTTGAGCTTGCACCTGCATCCATTGCTGCGTACAGAATGGCATCAGTCTTACGACCCAGTGCGGCAGCAGCAGATTGTGCTACAGCTTGACGCTCGTTAATGTTGACTTTTAACTCATCCAACTTGTCGATGTACTCAGCAGCATAATAGTCTGCCATTGTAGCTTCGACTGTGGTGTGAGCTAGTTCCATTGGTGTAACATTACCGTTGCGTGATTTTGTTGTCGCTTCGGCACTACCAATCTTTTGGAACCTGACCACACTTCCAGTAACATTAGAAGTACGAACAGTATTCCGCAGCTTTGAACCCATACGTTGATACGCTAGATGCACATCAGATTCAAACTGCTTAATAAAGGCTGTATCTATTGTATTAGCCATTTTATCAGTTCCTTATTTAAGTTGCATTTAAAGTATCTTGAGTGTCCGCTCTGTCATATCAATGCAGGTATCCTTACGGGCTGCTCAATGAATTACGGGTCTTGATGGAAAAGCGTAAACATTCTTTCTACGTTGATTGCAACGCACAAAATGAGCCATATTAAAACCATGCTCATTACAATACATTTCTGTAAGATCAAAACCTAACCAATTTAACCATTGAAGCATCTTATGGTTACCCTCCCAAGTGTCTACAATAATTTCATGATAGTGGGTGTGTAAGTAATCAATTAATTTAGGAGATGCTTTAACAAAGGAAAACCAATTATCTTTCATTTTTTCAGAAAATACTGTCCACATTATAGCTTTTTGGTGTGTAATACCTGTTATACCTACAATAGCTAAAGGTTCTTTACTATTCTCTATAGCAAAAACATCAGGTGTTTCTGAGTATTCAATAAGAGTTTTCATTAAATCAACTTTATATACAGCTTCAGCTTCAAATAAATTTTCTGTACTCATTGTGCTGTACATAGGAATTACATGGCGTTTTTGCATGGGAACCATTTGTAAGTTCCCATGACTTATAAGAACTTTATCCATATAACTTTTTGAAACCATCATCTACTTGTTTAACAAAATGAGGATCTCGTCTTGTTGCGTTCCAGTATCTTTCATCTTGCATCATAGCTTGAAGGTCTGCTTCTCCAAATGTAGCGACAGGAGAAGATTCAGCAGAAATTTGAGTGTCTTTATTTTGTGACATAATATGTTCAATAAGCATAATGCCCTCTGCTGTTTCGCCTAATCTTTCTACAGCACCGCTTAATTCATCTGGAAAGTATTTATTGGCAAACATACTAACAGCTTCTATTCTTGTGTTAGCATTATCTCCTAGCTTTTCTTGCTCTGCTGCTAAATCATTCTTAGGCATTGCCGCATCAATAGCTTTGGCGTACATTTCTATACCTTCTTTAAACTGATCTTGACCAAAACCATTATTAAAAGCGTGTTCAGACCACCAGCTAAGAAGTTCATTATCTGTTGCTGATTCTGAATCTATAATATCAGGAAGCTCATAATCACCTTTAGTTTCTGGGCGGTTAATAAATCTTTCTGCATCATGTTCTTTTATAATGTCATCACGTTTAGCACCAAGTTTAGATTCCAATTCGCTATATGATTTAGCTAATTCAGCAGGATCATTAAACTTTTCTGGTAGCCACTCAGGTCTTTCTGGCGCGGCTTCTGCTGGTGTTTCTTGTATAAGTGTTTCTTGAGATGTTTCTTCAGACATTTGTTTTTACCTTGTGTGCATGGTTTATTCTTGCATTTAAAAGACCTACAATAAATCTTTGCCCTTCTATATGACGTAACTCTTCAGTGCTTACATTAGCACCATGAACTAAATCAATAGTAATTGTTCTTAAATATTTTAAAACTGCTTGCCCTGTATCGGATGTAAATAATTGCGCTACATTTTGACTTATTTGCTCATCTAGTTCTTTTGATCTTTGATATCCGTCAATCCCAACATTAATTTGCTTCGTTTGTTTTTTACTGTTCAACTACTTGCTCCTGTTGTTGCGGCTCCCCTTGCGTCATTTGTTGCTGTTGAGCCATTTGTTGTGCCATTGCAACTAATTGCTTACGCTCATTCTCATCACGAATCAAGGTATCAGGTACACCAAATTTTTTAGCAAGGAAAGCAGCAGTTTCCTCAGGGTTAATAAGAAGCTGCATTAATTCTGGGCCAAACCTACCTTGAATAAGCTCTAAGAACCTAGCAACAGAAGTAATATCTTGGTTAGCTTGCGCTTGCGCTAACGGAGAAACAGACTTAATTTTAACTTCTCTACCATTAACAGTAGGTAAATCTATTCTGCCTTGTTTTTTTAGTATATAAATAACTCTTTGCAATACTGGTTGTACTAACTCTGCTTGTAATCTACCAAATGCCGAGCCAATTCTTCTTGATAAATCAGCCATGCGCTCCGCAACCTCAGTAGCAGATGCAGGAGTTTTATCTGGATTGCCTAACATATCGTTATATAATGCTTTTTTAATATTATTTCTCATCTCACTTAAATTAAATTGTGCAAAATCTAATCTACCTGCTGCTTGTATTGGCTGTAGTCCTGCTGATCCTATAGCTTTTGGTATAATAGAACCTGGAACAAGTTGTATTGTATCAACATTTACAATACCATCATCATCCATTTGATAAATTCCAGATATAGCCATTTGTGCATTTTGAAGTATTAGCTCTATTGTTAAGTTAGTTGTTTTAATTGCAGAGAGTGCGTTCATTAATGGCCCACGCCCATATACTTCACCTGCACATTTACCCCAACGAAAACAAATAAATGGATTAGAACCTACACCTGACATTTGTTTAAAATAAATAATAGATTTTGTAGTCATACAGAAAGCATAGCTAAGATATGCTTCTTCATTTAACTTAGAGTAATCACGACATATTAATTCAAGAACTGTTGTTGTTGAATCCGTATTGCTGCTCATCATATTTTGTATTTTTTCATTTAATGTAGCGTCGGGATATAATATTTTTATTTGGTCAAATCTTATATTTTTTCTTTCTCTAAACACATGATCAATGCGATCATCAGGTCCAGTATCAAGTATTACATGGGGTAGTGGTATTGCGGAAAACCTAATAGGGTTTAGCGCGTCACCTTCTTCCGCAACCAAGACACCAGTGCCAACAACCAAGTCCATAAAAGATTCATGCACTTCTTGGGAAAAGTTAGAATTTTGTAAAACTTCAAAAACATATTCAGTTACCTCATCTAGTTCATTATTAACAAAATCTCGCTCTGCTTTAGGAACTTCAGAACCAGACGTTAAATCAGCCCACCTAGCAAAATTAGGAACAAGACCTGATTGTAATCTTGATGCAAACTCCTGTACGCCTACAACAGCAGTTTCATCAAATATTTTATCGTCTCTGCGTTGACCTATTGTCTCATTATAAAAAGATTCTCGTTGAGGTAACGCATATTCATAACACTCTTCAAATAGTGGTACGAAATTTTCTCTCTTAACCTTGGCTCTTTCATATTGCTCAAGGTATTTTTTTGCAATCGGATCTTCTATCATGTTTTATCCTATGTAAAGAATCTACTGTAATACCCAATACCACCACCAGATTTACCAGTAATAAGTGATCTTCTACCTCTAGCTCTACTTCTTTTCTTCGAAAGGCCAGAAATCAAATCCATTTGTTTTTGTTTTCGTTTTTTAATTAATGAGCCTTCTGGTGTATCAGCTACCATTTCTGCAGCTGCTGGTTCTTCTACTAATGGTTCTGTAGAAACTGCTGTTGACTCTGATTTAGGAGGCTCAATAGAAAGTTTAGTTTCTTCTTGTCTTCTTTTTGCAGGTGCTTTTGGTTCCATAGTAGAAACTGGAGCTGTTACTGTAGCTATCTTTTCTTCCATAGCTTTTTCTTTAGCTTCAGCAGTTTTTTGCGCTTCAGTTTTTTCAGCTACATCTATTTCTGACTCTGCTGCTTTAGATTTTTGCTGCTCTTTAAACTCATCAGAATTTTGCCACCTTTTTACAGCAGCATCATAACCTCTTCTTGATGGATCACCACCTGCTGTTGCTTCTCTTACTCTGTATTCCTCATAGCTCCCAGGATTTGTAGGCTTTGCACCAGTCAAACACATAATAAACCTCTTTGTTGTTTATGCTCGATAAGCATAGAATAAATAATAATTCAACGCACAATTACATACGCGACCATAATCCTTGCCTACGTCTTGGAGCGTTTCGTTTAGCAAAAATATCAAAACTAGTTCTAGCTATTGTAGGTTTTGCAGCAGCTTGATTGTTCATTAATGCTCTACCTTCTCCTGCACCAAGAAGCATATACTGCAATGCATCGTGTATATGTGAGTACATATTTTTATCTGGTTTATCAGCGTATCTTTCTCCAGATACTTCCATCCTTCGATACTGATACCCACCTTCAAAGCCTTTAATTAACTGCGCGCAACGTCTATCTACCAGAAACGCAGGTTTGCCTTCAGACATTTTGTTGAGTTGCGAATTGACCGACTCAAGTCTAAGGTCAACGGAATTAGACGGAGCGGGATATGCTCTAAGACCAGCACCTCTAAGGACATGAAAAGGGGTGGACTCGTCGGTTTGCGCGCGGAAATCACCAGCAGGATCGCCATATATAAGAACTTCAGAAACCCCAGAAAACCGAGTGGCAATCTCTTCACGAAGAACTTCAGCAAACCTAACAATACCCATATCAAACGCAACAATTTCTGACTGTACAAACCATCTACCTCTTACTTTTTGACCAAGAACTGCCGCAGGTGTTAGCCCAAAGTCAAGCCCAATATAGAGCGGATTACCTGCTGCGACTGGTATTTCTTCTTTAGCAACGTGTGTTTCTGTTACAAACATAGGATATATAGGCTTTCCGTCTTTAATTGTTCCTAGTCTATTCATTACATAGACATCAATCCAACTCTTTGTCTTACCTTGTATAAGGTTAGGATAGTAGGAGTCCATCATATTGTTACAATTTTCTGCTTTTTTATTTATTTCGTAACAATCTATCTCGCCTTCTTTAGTAAGCTTTTCAGTCATTCCAGAAGGTTGTGTAAAGAAAATCCAGTTATCAGGCTTAACAAGCATCTTTGCTTGCTCTCTTGGTATATGATCTGGTATCGGAACTTCGCCTGACATAATAGGCCACCAATGATCTTCCTCTGGAGCATTAGTATCTGCAATAACACCAGTCCAACTTGGGCCTCCTTCACGCATAGAAGGGAACCGCCCCACGCGCATGGTACACGCATCAATAATACTCTTAGGTATTTCTCTAGCTTCATTGATCCAGATGCCAGTGAGTTCGAGGGATAGCAATTTTTTGACATCTTCAGGGCGGTCAAGGGCTAAGAATAGAACTTCTAACTCTATATCGCCCTTTTTAATATTGTGAGTGTATGGAACAGACCAAGTAAACTTACCCCAATCGCTTTCTGGAAACCAATCAAGCCAAGTTTTTATTGTTGTTGTTTTAAGCTGTGGGTTCGTATTACGAATAATAGCCCATCGGCTGCGCCTAATACCTTGTGCGTTCTTCTTTTGCATCAAGGCTCTTCGAAAGACTTCAACACAACACCCAACAGATTTACCAGATCCTACTGGCCCACGTATACCACGAAAGAAGGTATCATCTTTCATAAATTGTTTTAGGGTTTCTCCATCAGGCTTGTATTTAAAGTCAATCACTTGTTCACAATTCCAGAATCTACACCCACACGCATTATCTTCTCTACAGTGGCAGGGGCTAGAGAATCAATAAGTTTATCTGCTTCATAATTTGTGCAGAAATCTTTAGGGTAGTGTTTAAAGTTTACAGTCTTAACAACCGTTCTTAAAACCTCTAGCTCCTGTGGAGATAATGTAGATATAAAACTCATTTCTTTTTCTTTTTAGGAAACCCAGCTTTCATATTCTTGTATGCCTTGTCAGTAATAGTACTCTTAGACTTTGGCCTACTAATACCCTTCTTTTTTCTAGCATTTATGTTTGCGTATAAACCTTTAGCCATTACTTTTTCTTCTTTGCTGGTTTCTTTTTAACTGGCATTGCTGCTTTCTTAGCAGCTGCTATACCTTTAGGTGTGTATGCGAACTTCTTTCCTTTTACATTAGGCATTCTTTTTATTCCTTTTGCTAATCATACTAGCCTTTTTCTTTGCATCCGCTTTAGAAGATGCACCCCACGCTTTAAGGCTAAGAAGTAAACGTGTTGGCTTTCCTTTAGAATCTCTTTCTGGGCCTTTCATATTACCCATTCTTGCTAAGAAAGAAGCGCGTCTAGGGTTATCACCGCTCTTAACTGGCGGTTTAAGTGTACCCTTTTTATAACTTGCTCGACCCTTTGCATTAAGGCCGCCTTTAGGGTTTTTACCTGCTTTTCTAGTCCACGCTTCTGTTTTCATTTTGCAAATCCTGCACCAAAATACAACCCAACGATAGCACTAACAATGTGTGTATCTAGGGGTGTAATAACAAACCCTGCTGCTTCTTTCCAAATAACTTTTTCACTATCAGAACCTACTAAGAAAGAAAATATATTTCCTTGTATTTCTGAATAACCAACTATAACACCTACTTCTGGGTAAAATATTGCAGCTATTTTAGGTAATACAATAATAGAAAACACTGCACCAAGAGCAATGAGCCTACGTGTCCAGGCAAAATGTTTGTCTTTACTACCGTATTCCCTAGCTGCACTTGCCGCTCCAGCGCGGAACTCGCCACGCTGTAGTAACATCTTATTATTTTCCATCCTTGCCTTTAATGCCTGACCCCACAAAGACATAACACCGCCTAAGAGCGTAGAGCCTAGCATTGTTACTAACTCTAACGGAAATCCCATTATAAACCTGCCTCTCTTAATAATGCTGTAGACAAAGCTTCCATTCTTAAAGCTACACCTCTTGTGTTTGAATTAGGAGCAATAGCATCTCTATAATTATCATGATCTAAAAACTCTTCAGCAGCTAAAATAAAATTACCATTGTTTATATGACCTCGTGTTTTAGGACTAGTCCAACCGCGAAACACAGATTGCAACAGTTCTATTCTAAGATTCTCAGAATAATTGTCGTAGTTAGGAAATAGCTCTCTGCTTCTTTCAATATACTCTGGAATAAGTCTATTTTTTAAGTTTATTTCGGCATCTAATTCTGTGCTATATTCATTTGGTCTAGCACTGTTATCACCATAGTCTTTTGAGTATGTACCATTTTCTTCTGGATAAGAAACAGTTACCCTGCCGCTAGGTCTTAGACTATAATCCTCACGCTGATGAATAGCCTTAAACGAATAGTTTAAACCTTCTAACTGCATAATACGTTCAGCTGCGCGGTCTTCCCAAGTTACTGCTGGCTGTTGTTCATACGGTAAATATTCCATCACAAACTCCTGCGTGTGTTTTTCTTTTAACAGACATCGAACCTTTTTCAAGAAAAATGTTTGTTGTAGACCACAGTGAAGCACAGTGAAGCAGTTTTTGACCCCCCTCCACTATATCAACCCAAATCTATCTGCACCCGTATATCACCTGCTACTTGCACTTGCGCTCTATCTATTGGCTTATATCCTGCTCTGTCTAGTATATCTTTGCTTGCCTCTAGCTGTACATACTCGCTCTTCGCTCCTGTAGCTAGCTTTGCCACCTGCTGTACCGCTTTCGTAGCATTCAATCCTATAGTCTCCTGCACTCTCGTCATCATATACTGTTGCACATGGGCAAGCTTCAACGCCTTGCTAGCAGTCACTCTACCACTCTCGCCCTTCGCATACCCAGCTACTTTAGCTCCGTGTGTAATGCTACATCCTGTTGCTACTATAGTATCAACCAATGCTCTCTGTTTGTCAGTCAGCTTCATGTAATCTCCTATCGTTACCCCCCTGTAATCCCCCCATAAATAAACGTCTAATATACTCTATGTCAACGCACAATAGGGTGATTAACAGGCTGTCGTAAATCGAGCCAATAAATTGTCTCGACCAAAGGCTTCCATCCTGATCACTTCCGCAAGACGCGACTTTGCGGTGCGGGCTTCGCCCTCCGTTGCCCTTAACACCTCACGCCAACGACTGCACAAGGCTAACATGATTACATCATGTCATCTACTTGCTTGTCGTTCACACGAGTTGGCAACGTGTCTGCACGCTCCGACTCCCTTCGGTCGCTCCGACTTAAAAGCAGACAAGATACCCGTATGGACACTTGGACAATATAACAACACAGCAATATGCTAAAGTAATTTTATATCAAAAAGATATACTTTTAAAAACAGGTACGTTGTCGTCTCGTCGTTCAGTTGTGCAGACACACCCTTCTCCGCTCAACAAGCATCCACCTTGAGTGACGTAACGTCAGACGAGCTGACGTAACATCAGTCGGTGTCCCAGCAAGCTGGCGCATACCGCGTGCTTGACAACAACCTGTTTTGAAAAGTGTGGGAGGAGATATAATTAGCATATTCTGTGTTGATTATATTAATATAATTTATTTATAAAGGATAAAGAAATGAGAAAGAATCAAACTAAAAATCAAGAAACTGAAATCGTAAATGATTACATCACAGATGTAACCAGTTCAGCTCGCATACGAGCCGAACTAATAGAGTCAGAATGGGATCGAAAGAATTTCGCTTGGTCTCAATGTAATGCTACCCATTACATGCTCACTCAAGCCAACAAAAAGTTGGCAGATGAGAGAGCCATGCAACTCTCACAAACGGAAGAGCAAGAAGCAGATAATCAAGGCTCTAACGTAACAGTAGATAGCATAATCATAGACAAACAAGCACAGCTTGTTGAGTATGCGATCAATACTCTGCTAGAAATGCGCTTTCAGCATCAAGCAAATCTTACAATTTATAGAGAAGTCGCAGGATCAGACTGGATCGCACCCTCTAAAGATAAAGCTAGATCACAAGCTAAACTAAAACATCTAGCTTCACAAAAAGATAGATCAGCATTAGCAGATCAGCTAATCAAAGGTACTATTACAAATTAACTAATAGGAAGCCCGGTTTCACTGGGCTTCCATAAACCACGCCCGATCATGGCTGATATAAACTGATCCAACCTGAGTATGTTGAGAAACTACTTACAATTTTAATTGCCAACATGGAGGATACTATGGCATTAGACACAACACACAACCAACCCTTGCCAGACGCCAAGTGCAAAAAGATAGATTTATTATCTACAAGTGCAAAATCATTTTTTCAAACAGAGCTAATAGATTTAGTTGCAAGTAATGGATCAGAAATTAAATCTCACAAAGCTCTCATTCGTACTGATACAGAAGAAGTATTAGCAGTACACGGTAACGGTTATCAAATAATATCACACGAAGATGTTGTTAACTCTACTTATGATGCAGTAAAACGTGCAGATATAAGTAGTGACTTTAACTTTAAAGTTTATGACTACGACAATGGCAGGAAATTAAAGATAGATATTATATTCCCTGACTTAACAATAGAACCACAAGTAGGTGACTATGTTAGATTCCAAGGCTTAGTATATAATAGTTACGATGCAACATGGGCGTTGTCTCAAGCAGCACAAGGTCTTAGATTATGGTGCGATAATGGCTGCACTACACCAGATACAATCAGTCACCAACGTACCAAACATACTAAGAATGGTGCAATAGGATTAGATTCTGGTGCTTACCTATTTAAACAAGGCTTAGAAAACTTCTTTAATAACAAAGATAAATGGCAATCATATTGTTCTATACCAATTATGCCTGGACAAGCAGAAAGTTTCTTTAAGAAACATCTTGTTAAATCCTATCGCAAATATAAAGATCATAATGACTTTAATAAAAAACAACTAGAAAATTTAATGCGTATTCAAACTCATCAAATGCATGAATTAGGTGGAACTTTATGGGCTTTGTATAATACTATGACACATTGGGCTACACATACAGATGACTGCGCTATGCCAGAGAATAGTAGACGCAATCGTTCAGCACAAATAGCGCAAGCAATGCGCTCAGATACATGGAGAAATTATGAAAAAAGTAACTAGTATACCAACAGAAGCATTAGATTTATATCTAACTAAGATTGTACCAACTCTTTACATAACAGATATTGCAGAACACGTTGAAGAGTTCTATAAATTTAACATAGATCCTGACTACTACACACAAGAAGATTTTCTAGTGTTATGTCAAGAACGATGGGAAAGACACAACAACATAGAAGGACATCCAGTATGAATCCAGAACCAATCTTTATGTCACGCGCAGATAAGGTATTACATGAAGCTAATAAATTAATTAGCCAGGATAGGAACAAGCAATACGGTGATCCGCATACAAATATGCTAATGATTTCAAGGGCTTGGTCAGAATTACTAGGACACACTGTACAAACATGGCAAGTACCTGTTATGTTAGCGCAAATGAAACTAGCTAGGATATCTAGTGGTGGGTACAAAGAAGATTCTATCGTAGATGCAATAGGTTATCTAGCATTAGCAAGTGAGATAAAAGATAAAGAGGTTTCCAAACTATAAGGAGAGTACTTATGTTACTGGGTCTTACACCAAGCTTATTGATGCAATGGTATTTCACAGGAACAAACTCGGAATATCTCAAGAAGAACTTGCAGATAGGATTGGATGCGCTTCATCACTCATTCATAAATGGGAACAACATAAACGAGTACCTTCTGGGTTCTTGTTTACTTGTTGGTTAGACGCGCTTGGCTGCGAGATCACGATCAACTTCAAAAAAACTTAGGCAAGAATCCGCTACTTGTGAAGCGTGTGATATTGTAACTGATTTATTTGTAGCTATACTAGCTAGTATAGAACCAGTGAAACATTATATCATATGTTTAGACTGCTATCAGAGGGATACATGGCAAACAAAAATAAACTTAAAGGAACTTACCACGAAAACTGGTTCGTCAAATGGCTCCAAGCAATCGGCATCCAAGCCAAGAGAGTACCGCTCAGTGGTGCGCTCGGAGGAGAATACTCAGGAGACATCCACCTTGAAATCGGAGGAAGAAAACTGGTGGGTGAAGTAAAGTATAGGGATAAGTCTAACTTCCCTAGCCCATTCAAAGTATTAGAAGGCAGAGACATAGCCTTTTATAAGAGGAGAACAGGTACTCCTCAAACCCTAGTCATCCTTAGTGGTGATCAATTCAAACAACTCATGGAGGACAGTAATGTCACAATCACAGACAAAAAAAATACGCAAACATCTTGAAAGTGGTAAATCAATATCAGCATTAGATGCATTAATAGATTATGGTTGCTTTAGATTAGCAGCTAGAGTTTATGATCTTAAACAAATAGGTTTAAATATAGAAACATATACTGATTATGTATCGCCAGATAATAATAAGTTAATAACATTTTATAAATTAGCATCCTAACTAGGCATGGAGGAACCTAGCTAGGACACTATGAACATACGAACAGGGAGGAAATATGTTCACCACAAAATTAGCAGAAAATATATGGGCGACGCAACTAAAAAATCCTAGTAGTAAACTAATTCTTCTTGCGCTAGCTAGGTATGCTAACAAAAAATGTATGTGTTGGCCTAGTATTGAAACATTATCTGGCGATACTCTTTTATCAGAACGTCAGATCATGAGAATAATAAAACAATTAGAGGCAGACAAATTAATATCTGTCTATCGAGCAGGGTGGAATAAGCCCAACGTTTATACTATACATTGTGACACCATGTCACCCGAACCAAGTATAGATTATTATAATATAGTTAATGGTTAGAGTGACACCATGTCACCATAGGAGGAATGATTGGAAGACATTAAGAAACACAGAGAGTGGATTGTAATACAAGTAGCTGCACTACGTGCTAAGTTCTATGCACCTAGATTAGACCCAGAAATATACAAAGCATACATGATATCCTGGGCTGATGCATTGCAGATATATACTAAGCAAGAGATTACTGACGCAATGGCGGCTCATGTAAGAGACAGTCCAAATATCACACCCAACGAGGGCATGATTAGAAAATACATAATCAAACACAAGCCAAGACAAGCACCACAACCACCACAACCACAACCACAGGAGGAACGACTCAGTGTAGAACAACGCAGAAAAATATCAGCAGAAGTAATGGCTACATTTCAACGTGTAGCAAAAAAGCCTTGAAGTATATTGTAAAATATATTATAATCTTTGTACAAAATGGAGGAAGTAATGGAGAGAAAAGGATTTATTGGAGGATCTGATGCCGTCACAATTATGAATGGTGATTGGATAGAACTATGGGAAATTAAGACAGGTAGAAAAGAGCCACCTGATCTTAGTAAAAACTTAGCAGTACAAATGGGTATACTAACTGAGGACTTTAACATTAGTTGGTTCGAGCAAGAGTATAATAAAGATGTTATCAATCGCCAGTATGAAATACTTATGGGTGGTACAGATACTATGCCACCAATTAAAGGTACACTCGATGGCACAGTAATACGCACTAATGATATTATAGAATGCAAACACACTAACGCATTTAATAATATGGAAAAAGTTATCTCATATTATATGCCGCAAGTGCAGCTATATATGTATCTTGAAAGAGCAAGTGGTTGTTATCTATCTGTATTCTTTGGCAATAGTAAATGGGAGTGTGTGTATATTGAGAAGAATCCTAGTTACATAGTAAAATTGCTTGAAGTTATTAAAGAGTTCTGGAGTTATGTTAAAAGCGATACAGAGCCACCGCATACAACAGATGTAATATTAAAACACGATAGCATACCAATAGACAACATGGTAAAACGTGACGCTAACTTAGACAATGAGTTTGTGTCAGTAGCACATGATTATATCGAGCACCAAGGGAGTGCTAAAATATTTGAGGGTGCAAAGAAAAGTTTAAAACAAATGGTTGGTCATAACGAAAGGGAAGTATACTGCGATCAGCTAACAATCAGGCGCAACAAACGTGGCGCATTAACAGTTCATGTAAAGGAGGAAAAATCATGAGCGATAATAAAGTACAAGCAATCAAAGCTTTAAACAAAGCACAACAAGAAATGGGTAAGGCGTTGAAGAACGCCACCAACCCACACTTCAGAAGTAGCTACGCAGATTTAAAGTCTGTTGTAGAAGCAGCAATGCCAGCATTCTTAGCCAATGGGTTTGCAGTTACACAACCTAATGGAGCAGATGAATTAGGTGATTATGTAGAAACAATACTTATGCATAACTCTGGCTTCTCATTTAAATCTAAAGTTTACCTACGATTAGGTAAGCAAGATATGCAAGGGTATGGTTCAGCTACTACCTACGCTCGACGCTATGGTTTGCTAGGTATGGCAGGAATAGCACCAGAAGATGATGATGGTAATGCGGCAGTTGCCTCGTCTAAAAATAAATCAACACAATCCAAAGGGGATTTCTAATATGAGTGACTACGATAATACCAACACAGGTGCAGCCTTCAAACCTTTTGATAACATGAAGTTAATACTGCAAGGTAAAGTAAACCTTGAAGGTAATGAACGAGATGTAGTTCTTATTACTGACACAACCAAGTCAGGTAAAAGAATTATCAAAGCCTATCAAAAGCTAGGTGTTATGTTTGAAAATGATAGCATGAATGAAAAAGCACCTAATTACAGTGGCTCTCTTGATGACTATGCTACCAATAAAGATATGAACTTAGCAGGTTGGAAACGTGAGAAAGATGGTAACTCTTATATCTCTATGAAAATTTCAGAGAAGATGAATCAGACACCTGATGTTAACCAATCTTTATCAGATGATTTAGGAGATGAAATACCATTTTAATTTGTCGTGGGTTTTTAAGTATGTACTTATATACCCACATAACAGGAGCGGTGGCCCACCCAAAGGGCAAGCCGCTCCGTATAGTAGGAACCAATGAAGAAAGAAAAATATCCAAACTCTTTAGTAACAAAAGCACACAAGCTAGCATTTGAAACTGAAGTACCTAACAAAGAGATAGCTAAAAAATTAAAGCTAACTGACAGACAATTGCGTTATGTTTTGTATAAACTAAAACCGCAACCTACTCCTCATGAAATGTATATAAATCATTATTACGAAGAAGTGACAGATAAAATAGATCAAGCCTTAGAAGCTGAACGAAAACCTACAATCACTGAAAGTTTCCTAGACTTTTTTATTGCGGATAAATTCAGATGACTAATACACAACAGATAATTGACAGACTTAAAAGAGTAGCTAGTATTATACAGGTAGATGCTCTTGAAAAAAACAGAGCAGGAGTTAGAAACAGAGGTGATGAATTACTAGCATTGCTCATTGTATTGGAGGATAAATTAAATGAAAGCAACAGTACAGAAGTTTAAAATAACAGAAGAACAAGAGATACTCTATGGTAAGCTAATGAAAGCATCAGCTATTGCCATGGGTCAGCAACCTAAACTACCTCAGCTCAATGTATATGAAGCACAAAATAAAAGGTTTGAAGGTAGAAGAAAAGAAGCTTATGATATTATAGAAGAGTTTGGGCCATTAACAGTAGTTGAGTTACAAAATTTTATGGGCTTTCAAACTATTCAAGGTGCAAAAAATATTATACATAAACTAACAAGGCAAAATAAAGTTAAAAGATTACCTAATTTAAATAAAAATAGATATGTTTTATATGAAGTAAAATGATGACAGAATTAACAATCGTAAAGTTTCTTAAGCGTATGGATAAAGCTAACGTACCTAAGAATGGCTATCCATATGATAGAGTAATAACAAGTGACAAGTTCTTAGTGCAGTTAGCACAAGAGGTTGGTGATTTATGCACTACAGTTATTATGTTGAATGATGAACTAGAAAGAATAAGGAAAAATTCTATTGATGTTTAACGTTGATACACTGGCAATCAATATAAAATAATTCACCACCTCTATCATCTATAGCATTAGCCATAGCATAGACTGCTTTCTTAATATTTTTCTCACATCTTTCTTGTGTTGTTTCTGCAATAGGAGGAACCCATCCCTTACACATATCACCTTGAGAAAAGGTAGCGCAATATATCATAGCCATAATCCACATTATAAACAAACCTTTACGCGGCTTACTTCACCTTCTTCTTTATGATATGTAATCCCCTGCATTTGTGATCGACTACTGTATGCATGACTAGAAGCATAGGAATCTTTACCTGTTACTGCACGTAGCTGCTCAACAAGAACACCGCCTATCTCACGCATCATTGTGTGGTGTAGGTGTCCAGTAAAATAAAATCTATGTTTAGTTCTACCCCATATATCAGGCCAGGCATCAGCCATATGCATAACAAGTCT